CTAAACGTCGCCAAGCAATACACGACGCAATCGGGTCAGCCGCAATATTATACGATTGTGGGGCCTCAATTCCGGTTTTTCCCGGCTCCTGATCAGTCCTATACGGGCGAACTGACCTACTACCAGCGCATCCCGCCATTGAGCGAGAACGCGCAAAACTGGGTCCTGTATCGTCACCCTGACGCCTATCTCTACGGCGCGCTCTTGCAATTTGCCATCATGGCCGGCGATGAGCGGTTGTCGATCTGGACCCAGGCGTTTGCCTCGGCAATCGACGCGATCAAGCGCTCGGATCAATCCATCGGGACGCTTAGTCCCATTCCAACTTACGCAGCATAGGGGGCGTTAATGTCCATCCTGACACTTGTTGACGCCGCTGGAACGGGCGCAGCGCCTGTTTCTTCGTCAAACCCGTTGCCGGTGGGTGGCAACATTGGGGCCATTGCGCAAAGCCCTACCGTCTCGGCTTCGCCTGCCTATTCAACTGGCGACGTAATCGGAACCAAGCTAACCTTTGCGTCTGCTGTCCTGGCGGCGGGCGGATCAGGCCTTGTGCAGTCGGTCAACATTGACAGCAAAAGCGCGCAAACTGGCGCGATGGACCTGATCCTGTTCAACGCCGACCCCTCGGCCTCGACGTTCACCGACAACGCGGCCTTGGCGGTCAACGCGGCGGACTTCGACAAGGTGGCTGGGGTCGTTCACATTAGCGACTGGACGAACCTCGGCACGCCATCGTTTGCCCAGGCGCAGAACCTAGCGTTGCCGTTCACCTTGGCCGCTACAAGCCTTTTCGGGGTGCTGGTGGCGCGCTCCACGCCGACCCTTGGAAGCACCTCTGACCTCACCATCTCGGTCAATGTGATCCGCAACTGATGACCCTGCTCCTGCCGTCTAACGTGTCAATGCTGGGCGCCGGGATTGACCCGGACGCCGCGCGATGGATTGCGACTGTTGGGCAAGCAAACGTCTCGCAGCCTCGGGGGCGTCTGGTTTCCGACGCGATCCGCGAATTAAAGGCGGGCAACGTCTGGGCCGACCTTGACTTCCTGCCGGTGCTGGCTGCGGAGAACGAGGCCCAGGCCCTTGTGGACTGGAAGGCCCGCAAGACCATGACGGCCCCGGTCGCCCCGACGTTCACGGCGGACCGGGGTTACGCCTTCAACGGCTCGACCCAATACCTCAACACCGCCTTTGTCCCCTCGACGGATTGCGTGGTTGCGACCGGCTCGTCCTTCATGCTGGGGGTCTATGAGCGCACCAATTTGGCCGCAACTGGAAGGGCTATCGGGGCGCAGGCTACATCTGTGCAGACTGCGTTGCTCATTCCGCGCAATGCCTCCGACAACTGCGTTGCATCACTGAACGCGGCAAGCGCCAATGTGGTCACCGGATTGACCGATAGTCGTGGCTTGTCTGTCGCCCAGACAAACGGCACGACCGGCACGGGCTACAAGAACGGGGCCGTGGGCGCGTCGCCAACCCTGACCACCCCCGGCTCGTCGCTGGTCAACATCGCGCTGTTCATAGGCGCGTATAGCCTGGCGGGCGTTCCCACATCGTTTCGCGCCACAAGCCTTGGCTATTGCCTGTTCGGAAAAAACGGCTGGACGGCCACGCAACACGCCGCGTTCTATGCCATAATGCAGCGCTACATGACGCGGCTCGGGGCTAACGTATGACAACCTGGACGCCGCAGACCGATAACGGCGAACCGCCAGAGAACCAAGCGACGCCGGAAGGCTCGGCGGCTGATACTACATGGACGCCACAGACGGAGAACGGCGACCCGCCGGCAGACCGGGCCTATATCTCCGAATTGGGTGAGGTGGTTATTACCAGCCTCAATGATACAACTTGGGTCAATGCGTTCATCCTGGCTAATGCCGGAAAGCAAATCCGGGTTACGCCGCACGCAAACGGCTATCACGCGCCAAACATTCTTGAAACCGGAACGCCCATTGATGTGCCTGCTAACACGCAGATTGTGTTTGTCGGCAAGGTTGAGATTAGAACGCGTTGCCCTACGCGACCGATTTTCAATCTGTCGGGCGATGGCGCTGCGTTGATCGGGCCGGGCAAGCTCGTGGCAAACTATACCCGCCCGAATTTTTCATGGACGGCAGGACAATGGACGTCATGGGCCACAACATGGAACGCGGCCAACACTGACTATCCGGTTGCAAACTGGTTGACGGTGGACTGGGAGGCATCGTGGGACGCCGCAAACCCACTGGCGCAATATAATAGCCTGGGGCCACTAGGTAAGGCCAACCGGACCTCGGCGGTCACCTCATACGGCGCTTCGAATATCCTGATCGACGGCCTGACCATTACCGGCTTTCATACGTCGGTTTGCCTCCAGGGCATGAACGCAACAGCGGCTAACGCGACGCAGACCGCAAGTATCCAGACCTACGGAAACGTCGTCAGAAACCTGACGCTGGATCAATTTGATTTTGGGATTCTGGCGAAGAAACAGCGCGACTTCACCATTGACAACATTACGACCGAATGGCTCGGCCACCGAGTCAACCACGGCCAGCCCCACGTCATTTACCTGTCAAACGCAACGGACCTGTTTGAAGAAAGCTGGAACGTCAACGTCGGGACGGTCAACGCCTACACTTACGAAGGCGGCTCCGTCTTCAAGGCTAGGGGCTGCAAGAACCTGACGTGGAAGGCCATCAACTGCTACTCGGTCCATTCCGCTGTCGCCATCGTGGAAGCCTGCACCGGCATCGGCGGGGACGTGCTGGTCACTGATCAGCATAACTCGACCGGCCCGGACGGAGCGGGCTCCAAGTTCGCGGTTAACATCACCAACGCCCCAGGCTTTGTTATCGGCGGTCTGGTCACAATTCGGCAACGGGCCGGTGAAGACCAAATGAAGGCGTGGAGCGTCGAAAACAGCGACGGCGCGCGGCTCTTGCAAGGCTGCGAGGTGATTTGCGCCCGCGCCGCTGGCAATGAGTTTCTGTTCCGGGTCCGGTCATCGTCCGGGGTCTACAGTGGCCCGACGAAATACACGGACACCAACGCCCGCAATACGCTGCTGTTCACCATGTCTGACAGCCAGGAAGAGGGCGGAAACGCCTCCGACTGCGTGCTGGAATTGTCAGAGGTCACCGGCACTACGCGGCTGGCGGAGTTTGTGGGCCTGTCGGCTAATAATCAGGTCTGGGCCGACCCGACCAAGGTGGCAACATGGAGCGCGACAACCGCGCTGGTGGATAACGGCCTTGGCGGCGGCAACGTCCTGATTGACCCACGAGCTACGGCCAAACGGGTGGTTCAGATTGCGGCAACAACCAACCTGAGCCTCAAGGCCTCCAGCACCCTGACGATTGAGCGCGATGGCGCGGACCCACTGGACGAGGACGCGCTACCGGCTCCGCGCCTGTTTTCAAACAACGATACGGTCACCTTCGGCAGTCGGACATACACATGGAAGACCACGCTTACCGGAGCGGCCAACGAAATTCTGATCCCCAACGCGACGATTGTTGCGGCCTATCCGACCATGACGGCGGCCTATGGCTATCTTCAGTTGGCGTTTCTGGACGCTGCTGTTCGAGCGACGACCTACAAGGGCGCAGGCCTTCCTGGCGCCACTCCGGGTATCTACAGCACGGGGACAGCGGTTCACGCGCTGGTCGAGAGCGACTGGGGCGGCAACCAGTTCAACATCCGGTCACTGACCGGCGGCACAGCCTCCAACGCCTACACGACCACCATTTCCATGACGGGAAATTATGGAACATGGACCGGCGCCACCCTGAGCGGCGGGGGCGACCCTGACGCCAACTACCTCAACGCGGTTCTGGCGGTCACGACTGGATCGGCGGACGTAACCCTGACCCTCCCGGCTGCGTCTGGTGTGGATGCGGGCAACCGGATCGAGGCGGTCAAGGTCAGCGATACGCCCGGCGACGTGCTGCTGAAGGACTCCGACGCTACGGCTCTGGCGACCATCACGACCAAGGGCCAGACCGCCAGCCTGTCACCGGATAGCGGGGCTTGGCTGTCTGATGTTCCGGCGGACGTGCGCAACACCGGCCTGCCGTCGCGGTCCCTGGCCGATGACAACCTGTATTTCCTCGTCGGCAACATCGGATCGGCCAACCAGGGGGCGCTGCGGGCGGAGCGTATGCCGTTCAGCGCCCTAAAGACGGACGCTTCAAGCCTCGACATCCAGGCCGACAGCAACACCTGGCAGATCGTTGACCCGGCCCAGAATGTGCGGACGGGCCACTACTACTGGAACCTGAGCGGCGCGAACAAGATTTACGATCTCAACACCTGCGCCTTTGGGGAAATCTACGAGTTCTGCACTAAGGCTGACAGCACCTCGACGCTGTTTCTGGGAACAGAGGGGCTGCTTGTCGGCGTTACGACCACCGCCGGAAGCACCATCGAAGTGCCGGGGGGCGCACGGATTGCCTTGCGACGGCAGACCGGCAGCAGCTTCTACCTGATCGACTACACGCCCACGGCAGACGGGGCCTTCCGCTACGCCTCGATTGCCCTGACGGCTGGGGCGCTGAACGACACAACCGCCAGCAACCTGTTCCGCATCAACCGGCTGGACAGCAGTTCCGGCACGGGGCCGAGGATCAGGACCACGAACCCGGACACCGACGGCGAGTGGATGATTTTTGAAAAGTCCTCGAACGACACAAACTTCATAGCGGTCGAGATCAGGGGCTCCGGGACGGACGTTGCGTGGCTGACCTCGCAGGGCGACCGGGTAACGCTGCGGGTTCGGTCGGGCGCGTGGGAGGTTGATAGCTACCAGATCGCTCCCCGGTTTGACCTCTACACGTCTTCGGCCACTTGGACAAAGCCCCCGCTGGCCTCGCACATCGAAGGACAGCTTATCCCCGGTGGCGCGGGCGGTGGATCTGGTCGGTGCGGCGATGCTGGCACCGCCAGGACCGGCGGCAACGGCGGCAACGGGGCATCGCTGGTCCGGTTCACCCGCAAGGCCTCCGACCTCGACAGCACTGTCAGCGTCGTGGTCGGCACGGGCGGGGCAGGCGGCGCCTCGACCTCGACCATCAACACGTCCAACGCGGGTGCGCCGGGCGTGGTTACGACCTTCGGCTCCTCGGGGGCCATCTATCATGCCTACACCACCGCCCCGGCTGGTGGGCTGGGTGGGGGCACAGCAGCCAACACACAGACCGCCGCAACCTTTCAGGGACTTAATGCCGCCACAGGCGCGTTCGCCTCGGTAACTCCGTGGACGGGCGTTGATGGCAGCACGGCCTGGGGCATGGGTGGGGCCTCTGGCGGCGGCATCAGCACGGCCAACGCCTACAGCATCGGCGGCAGGGGCCTCTCGTCTATCAACGGGCTGACCAACGCCGCTGGAACGGCGGGCTCTGCTGGCGTGGCGGGTGGCGCAGGCGGCAGCGCTGTGGCTGCAACGGCTCAAGTCGGCGGCTTCCATCCGGCCCCATCTGGCGGCGGCGGCGGCTCAGGCGAAGGCGGCGGCAACGGCGGCAACGGTGGCGGTTACGGCGGGGCCGGAGGCGGCGGCGGGGCTTCCCTGACCGGCACGGCAAGCGGTGCGGGTGGCAACGGAGCCAACGGCGCGGCGCTCATCATCACATATTTCGGAGGCTGACCCGTGGCCGTTCCATCGTCCTCCACACTGGCCGCTTTTCCGACCGCCAGGTTCGGGTCCATCGGCCAGTCCCTTGCGGCGTTTCTCTACTACAGCCACGCCGGATACGCCTTCAAAACCAAGTTTGCCGAGATCATGCGGGGCTCGGGCAACTCCGCGACGGTGAACGGCGGGATCGAGATTGCGCCCTATTCGACCGGGGGAAGCTGGGCCAGTAAAGCCAACCGCGACGCAGCCGGTTCAACGTCATCATCGTATCACTATGACGATACGGGAGGCACACCACTAGGCTACAGCGCCGCCGGTGTTTGCTACGACGCCCGCGTCAAGATGAACGCCCGCGACGCCTCGAACAAGGTCGTCCATCTGCTTGCAGACCAAGGGCAGGCCGATAGCGCGGCGACATCCGGCACGATTGATCAGGGCACCCTTACAGTCGTTCAAGGCGCCACGAACTGGTACAACGCCTGGGACAACCTGATCACGGGCTACCGACAGTACCTGAACAATTCCACGACCGGCCAGATCGCGTGGATGCTGCTTGGCCGGTCGCTGTCCAACACCGATACGTTTGCCTATGAGCGGATCAGGCAGAAGCAACTGGACCTGATCACCGCCAACTCGACCAAAATGTTCAAGGCCGCTGAGACGTGGGACCTGGAACTCGGGGATAGCGTCCATCCGTCCATTGTCGGTCAGACCATCTATGGCTACCGGCTGGCCGAGGCGGTGGCGAAAAACTGCTACAGCGTCACCTCCTACACGGATGCAAACAGCGCCACGGTCAAGATTTACGCCGGGCCGACCATCGCCTCTGTGAGCCTTGCGGCGGACGACGTGACCGTGACAGTCACCCTGGCTTCGGAGACGGTGACAGGGACGGAAGATGTCATCGACATGCCGTCCCGTTCCGGCCCGCCCCCCTGTGGCTTTGCGTTCTGGGACGCGTCTGCCGACATGGACGAGGTGTTTGACAGCAGCGATCCGCCGCCGGTCCAGCGGCCAACGAATAGCTGGTCATGGTCGAGCGGGTCGAAGACGCTGACGTTCACCCTCGCAACCCCGATAACCGGGACCATTGCGATGGCGTTTCCCTATGACAACGTGGCGGACTTCAACCCCGATACGGTCATCAAGGGCACGACGTCTGACAAGCCGCTGCAAAGCTGGGCGCGATAGTCCGTGCGTTGAGCCCGTGCGTCACGTCCCGCCTCTTGGCGCGGCATGGCCCGTAAATCCACAAAGCTGAACGCCAACCAACCGGCGCCTGAA